CAAAAGACCGTCCGCGTGCCTATCGACACTCACAACATCGAGAAGGGCCTTATCAAGGTAAAGATCAACCAGTCCGAGCGGATGCGTGCTCTCACCCGCGCCGGTGTGCAGGGCGATGATGCCATGTACCGGTACGTTATGAACGACGGCTTCAACCTCGCCGAGCAGGTTATTACCCGCGCCCATGTCGCCAAAAACGAGATGCTGGCGACCGGCCAGATCACCATCAAGGAGAACGACCTCGATCTCACTGTGGATTACGGCGTTACCAATGCGCAGAAGACCCTCCAGCTCAACCTCGCCGACACCGCCGACGTGGCGGGGCAGATTCAGGGCTTTGTCGATCAGGCCAAGGCCGCGGGCGTTACCCTCACCGGCATGTACACCTCCAGCGCTATGCTGACCAAGATGCGGAAGAACGCCGCGCTCCAAAAGATCATCAACGGCAACAACGCTGCTGGCGCCCTGCTGCGCAAGTCCGCCCTGCGCGATTTCCTCGGCGAGGAATTCGGCCTGACTCAGGTCATCGAGAACGATCTGACCTATGCCTACGACCGCAAGCTGAACGCGGCTGGACAGATCACTCAGAGCACCAAGCGTTACTATCCGATCAACAAGGTCACTTTCTTCGGCGCTGTCAACGGCGGCAAGCTTGCTACCGGCCTGTGGGGCGATTCTCCAGAGGCCGATCTCCCCGAGCTGCTGAACATCGAGCCGAGCCAGCGGCCATTTGTCACCATCACGCAGTGGGCCGAAAACGACCCTGCCGTGCTGTGGACTAAGGCGAGCGCCCTGTTCATGCCCGTCCTGTACAATCCCGCTTCCCTCTGGATCGCCACCGACGCGACCCCCGCGGGCTAAGTTATGGCACGGCGTAAGCTGACCCCGCTTCCCGAGGACAGCCTGCGGACCGTGACCGTGCGCTCTGCGTCGGGGCTTAACCTACGTGAGGCCCCGGCGTTTGACGCGCCGATCATGCGAGTGCTGCGGGACGGGGAGAAAATTACCGTAAATATCGACGAGAGAACGCCGCCCGGCTGGCTGTTAGTCGATGGCGGCGGCTACATTATGGCACGATATGTGATCTAAGGAGGCAGAGCGCATGGAAACCACGCTGACCGAACTATGTCAGGAGATACGCAACTGGTTTGACCGCGCCCGCTATATTGGCCGGATCACGCTTGACGAAAACGGCGGCGTGTTTTGCAACGGCGTTTCCGTTGGCTTGCTTGAGGGACAGTATTATCGCGTTATCGGCTCAGTTTTCGCCGACGGTATACACAAGTACCCCGACGCAGAAACGCTCGCAGAGAGCTTTGACGGCGCTGTGTGGGCTATGGCTGTTCCTGCGCCCGTCATTAACCTTGCGGCGGAGATCGCAGAATGGCGGGCGAGGTATGAGTCTGTCGATAGTGAAGCCATGTCCCCGTTTACGTCTGAGACCGTCGGCAGTCACAGCTACTCCAAGGGCGCGGCATCCGTGGCCGGGGCAAGCAATACGGCCAACTGGCAGAGTGCATTTTCAGCCAGATTAAACGCATGGAGAAAGATTCTGTAAGGCGGTGAGACTATGTACACTCCGCACACAGTCACGATCTACAACGTGGGCGAAAACCCGGACACGCTGGAGCAGGAATACAACATGACCTTTCTCCGCGGCGTGTTTCTTGATCGCCGGGAAGCGGCGCTCATTGAAAAAAGCGGCTTGCGTGATGCAGACGCGGCGACGCTGTTTATCCCGTTTTCTGTGGACGCTGTGGACGCCGTGACCGGCGACAAGAAACAGTATATCAGCCCGAAAGCGTACAGACAGCTCGAAGACACAAGCGGCTATTGGACGCTGGAACCCGGAGGACTCGGCAGCGGCGCGGATTCGTTCTTTGTGAAAGGCGAGATCGTCAACTACCTCGGATACGGCAAGATGAGGGAGCTATACGACGACGTGTACGACATCACCACAATCGACACCCGCGACTTTGGCAGCCTGGGAATGCAGCATTGGCAAGTGGGGGCGAGGTAATGCTGACCTTTGATGTCAGGACAGGGGATTTATCGTCTGTACTTCCGTCTACCAACAAGGCCGAGAAGATACTCGCCGTGCAGGTGATGAAAGACACGGACAAGTTCGTCCCCGCGCTGACCGGCAACTTTGCCCAGCGTGTGCATCTGGAGGAAAGCACCATTGTGTACCCCGGCCCGTTTGCCCGTTTCCTGTATTACGGGAAAGTCATGATCTACGAGCCGACAGGGAGCACATGGGCACCGAAAAACGAGCACAAAGTCGTGACCGGACGAGACCTGGTTATGAATAAATCCATGCACCCGCTGGCGTCCTCGTACTGGTTCGAGGTGTCCAAGGCCGCGAATCTTGAAACGTGGCTGAAAGTTGCTGAAAGGTTGGTGAACAATGCCGAATGATGAAGTACGGGAAGTAACGCAAGAGGCGGAACAGATCGCCCGCGCAGTCCGAGCGTGGCTCCAGACGTACCCTGACAAGCCCGTGAGTAAAGTCGATGTGGAATACCTTGGAGAAGGTACAGCAATAACCATATCGACCGTACAGGCCGCGTATAAAACGCGGCAATTTATCACTGGCGACTATCAGGCACAGTATCAATTCTCTCTTCTGTACAAGGCGTTCCCAACCACAACAACGGCTCGTCTGGAAGCTGACGAAATCCTGAACGATTACGCGTTATGGGCTGTTCAAAACGTGTCCGACCTCGCCGAACGGCTTCCCGAGAAATGCCGGTTTACCCGGCTGTCACAAAACACCAACGCCGCACTTTTGGGCCGTGATGCAGACGGCTCAGAGGTGCATCAAATCCTATTTACTCTTTTGTATGAGGTGAAAAAATATGGCTGATCTCACTTTTAACACCCCCGCCGGGCAGACCATTGACCGTGAACTGGTCATTGCTTTACTGAACACCGGCACCTCCAGCACACCCGTGTGGTCCCCCCTTGGCAAGCGCGTCGAGGACAGCTCCGCTACCTACGAATGGAACGAGGCGACCATCCGTGACATTCTGGGCATCCCGCGGAACTCCATGCGCAAGCCCATCGTTTCCCAGAGCTTCGAGCCCGGCGACCTTGACTCCGATGACACCGCAATGGTTAAGATCTGGAACCTCGGCGTCAAGGACCAGGACGCCCGCGCCCTGGCCGCGCAGGACATGCTGATCGTCCACTTCTATGCCGGAGAAACCGCCACCCCCTTTGCCGAGCGCTACAGCTCCTGCATGGTCATCCCGACCGGCCTCGGCGGCGCTGGCGGCGGCAACATCGGCATGCCCGTCAACGTGACCTACGGCGGCACCAGAACCGTCGGCACGGCTGCCAAAGCCCAGGACGGCACTATTACCTTTACCCCGGCATAAAGCACGAGACAAACAGACAAGACAAAATAGGAGGAGCGGATCATGAACCTTTCTATCTCAACCGGCCTTAAATCCTACGACATTACGGACGAGGCCGGAAACATCAAAACCACGGTTTATTTTAACCCCACTGACCCCGGCTTCGCTCAGCGGCTTTATGAGGCGTTCGCTGACCTTGACAAGAAAGACGAGCAGTATCACGAGAAAATCGGCGCTGAGAACGACCCTGCAAAGCTGTTTGAAATCGCCCGTGAGATGGACAAGGAAATGCGCGGCATGATCGACAATATCCTTGGAGACGGCACGTGTCAGGCCATTTTCGGCGGTATTAGCGTGTATGCCTGGGCGGATGGCCTGCCGCTGTGGGCCAACCTTCTGCTGGGTGTCATGGACGAAATGGACGAGGCCCTGGCCCGCGAGAAGAAAGCGTCTGATCCGCGCCTCCAGAAGTACACAAAGAAATTCAGCAAAAAGGCGGGGTAATACCCGCCTTTTTTGGTATGCACAATGATTTATGATTTACCGAAAACTGTCACGATTGACGGCGCAGAACTGCCCATACACTACGATTACCGGGTGATATTAACAATCCTCGAATTGCTCAATGACCCGGATTTGCCGGACGCCCTAAAGGCCGAAGGCATGATCGAGCTGTTTTTCTGCGACCCGTCCGCTGTCCGGAACGTAAAAGCCGCGGTCGAGGCTTGCTATGACTTTATCGACATGGGCGAGGCACCGGGCAAGAAATCCCCGCGCGTTATGGACTGGGAACAGGATTTTCGGTATATCGTGGCCCCGGTCAACCGTGTGCTTGGTTTTGAATGCCGAGAAATACCATACGATTACGAAAACAACACCGGCGGGCTGCACTGGTGGACGTGGATGGCAGCATATATGGAGATCGGCGGCGATTGCCTGTTTTCACAGGTTGTAAACATCAGGGACAAGCTGGCCCGCGGGAAGAAGCTTGAAAAGTACGAACGCGAGTGGCTAAACCGCAACAGGCAGCTTGTAGACCTCAAGCAGAAAATGTCACAGGCAGAAAACGACCTTGCAAGTGCGTGGATGAGCGGAGGAAAAAGACATGGCTGACGGCAGCGTAAAAATAAACGTCGGATTGAGCATGAACAAGGCCGAGCGCGACCTTGCAAAGCTCAAGGAAAAGATTATGAAGGCCGAGGACGCACTTAATGCCAACTCCGCAAGAAAGACAGAACTTGAAAAGCGGTTAGAAGAGCTTGGCAACACTGCGGAAGCGTCAAGAAAAAAGATACAGCGGCTTAGAGAGGAATATAATAATTCCCGCGGCGGTGAAAGAGCGTCTATTAAGGCTCAACTTGACCGCTACACTGGAAACTATAATTCCACCGTTAAAGATATCGACGCTCTTTCGAGAGAATACCAGAAAGTCGACGAAAACATAGAAAAAGGCACAAAAGACCTCGAAGAAATGAAGCAGCAAGCCGGAGCCATGGTGCAGCAAATCGAGGCGGCACGTCCCGGCGAAGCCCTTGCCAGTTCTATCGAAACCGCGCGAAAAAGCCTTGCAAAGTTTCTGAAATATTCTCTTGGCATCCGGTCTGTTTACATTATGTTCCAGCGGCTGAAATCGTGGGTCAAAGGAACCTTTGACCAATACGTTCAGTACGACAATGAGCTTAAACACAATATTGACCTGCTGGACGCGACGAAGCGCGCTACCCGTGCAGCCATCGGCTCCGGTCTCGCCACGATTTACGCCGCTATGCTTCCCACAATCCAGCGGATTGCCAACTGGACGCTGGAGGCGGCAAACGCGGCGGCAAAGTTTATTGCGATTTTGAGCGGCAAAAGCACCTATAAGCGTGCTGTTGTCAGCACAGGCGAGATTTCCGACAACATGGACGACACCGCGGCCAGCGCCAAAGAAACGCGAAAGCAGCTGATGAGCTTTGACGAGCTGAACCTTTTGGGTGACAGCGGAAGCGGCATATCCAGAAGCGCGGCAAAAAGCAGAACCGCATCCGATGGAATTAACATGATCGAGGAAAAAATAGACAGTGCGGACGATTCAAAACTCGCCCGTGTTGGCCGCGCCCTTGCTGATCTGATCGAACGACTGAAACAGCTTTTACGCGGCGACATTGGAATAAAAGACTTTATCGGCGGTCTGGACGGGCTGCAAACCGCGCTTGCGACCATCATCGGAACAGGCTTGCTCATGATGTTTATTTCGCTCGTGTCGAAGATCCCCGTCATAGGCACGGCGGCGGCCGGTGTTTTGACGCTGCTCACACAAGGTATGCTACTCATGGCCGAGACGTTCACGCTTGTGTACGGAGCCATCAAGATTTCTGACGCCGTAGAGGGCTACAAGGCAGCCAGCGAGGCATACGAAAACGAGATCGACACCGCCCTCACCAACTATGAAAAGCTCTACAAAGAAAAAGGCAAAGACGTAGCCGACCAGTGGGCAAAAATGGTCTATCAGATCGACACAAGCGGCTTGACGCTTGCCCAAGCGCAAGAGAAGCTGACAGAAAGAATCACCGAGTTGTGGGGCGACGCGCCGAAGAACTGCAAAGAGGGCTGGATTCAGGGCTGGAATCACTATTTCGGCAAAGACGGCGTTGGTCTGTGGCAGCTGATCGAGGACGCCTTTACGGGCCTCATCAATTTTGTCAAAGAGATTCTCGGCATCCACTCCCCTTCCAGCGTTTTTTCAGACATTGCGCGAGACTGCGTGCAAGGATTGTGGAACGGATGGCAAGAGAAGTGGAACGCCTTCATCACCTATATGCAGGGCAGGTGGACAGCCCTGAAAAACTGGTGGAGCGGTCTTTCTCTTGAGGGCTTTCGCATCAAAACCCCGCATTTAAGCTGGAGCACCAAGCAGGCCAGCGGCTGGATTGCCTCGACATTATCTGCCCTCGGCTTGCCATCGGCGATCCCGCAGCTATCCGTGCAGTGGTACGCTCGCGGAGGTATCTTCGACCGGGCGTCCCTGATCGGCGTCGGCGAGGCCGGCAAAGAGGCGGTCGTACCGCTGGAGAACAATACCGGCTGGATGCAGATGGTGGCTGACGGGCTAATGGAGCGGATGGAACAAAGCAGATTCGCCGAGCAGCTTGCGGAAGCATTTGTCACCGTGCCGCGCCCGGTCATGGCAAGCGGTACAGTCGCGCCGCCGAGAGCCGTCACGGACTACTCCCCGTCCGCAGGCATCGAGGACGCTGTGCGCCGTGGTGTGTTTGACGCGCTGAGCATCACATCTTCCGGCGGCCAGGGCGAAGAGCGGCAGCCAATCAACGTGTACATCGGTGACGATAAGATTGCCAGCTACATTCTGCGAGTAAACAACCGAAACAGCTTGATTACAGGAGGCCGATAATGCACAATCCGAATGAACACCACATCGGCCTGCTTTGCACAGACGGGAGCTGGGCCGTTAACGACACCGGCATCTATTACCCGGCGGGCAGCCTGCCCTATGACAACGAATCCATCCAGAGCAACGACAGCGGCCGCACAGAAGACGGCACGATGCATATAGACTGGGTGGCCGGAAAAGTTAAAATTTTCATGAAATGGGCACGGCTGACCGGCCACGAGGTCAAGCACATCAAGAGCCTTGTCTTTATGAAGGAGTTTGACTTCCACTTTGTCGATTTGGGCGACCGGCTGACCGCCCACTGCTATAACGCAAAAATCTCATACGAGAAGCTATCTGAAGATGACGGATACGCGGCAGAGGGCGGCGTCTACGAGAACATATCCGCGAACTTCATTGAAATGTAAGGCGGGCTGACCATGTATCAAGTCTCGAACGATGTTTTGACGCTCATACAAAGCCGCTCACGCAAAACTGAGTGGGAAGGCACCATAACACTAACAGACGGCACAGAAATAGCTTTCAACCGGCGAAATATCAATACCGGGACAGGATCACTCAATTTAAGCTGTGCCCCGGATAATGAGGCGACGTGGGGAAATGCTTATCTTGGTGAGCTTGTCCTTGGCTTTTCGGACATCGGCGCAGAAAGAACCAGGCTGCAAGACGCGGTTATTAACCTGCATTTCCGCATTACCGGCGATTCACTTGAAACATGGGGCGAAGCGGCGCCATACACGTGGGGCGACCTATCGGCGACGACCTGGGGCGTATTTTTGCGGACTGCATCAATCCCGATGGGTCTTTTTAATGTTGCCGAAGCCATGCGCGATTACAGCAGCGTCAAAGTGCGCGCGTATGATAATATGCGCAAATTTGACAAACCAATTACCGCTATTGACGAGCAGGCGCGGACACCCTATCAATGGCTCGCTCTCGCCTGCTCAACCTGCGGCGTCGTGCTCGGCATGACCTACTCGCAAGTTTTCGGGCTCCCGAACGGGCGGCGGCTCGTCAAATTTGCAAGAACGGACAACACCATAAAAACATGGCGTGATTTGATATCTGCTGTTTGCGCAATACTCGGTGCGAATGCCGTTATAGACCGCAGCGGCGCGCTGATTTTGCGACCGTACAACAATATCATTGTCGATGCGATCACGCCCGGCGCGCGCTACTCCAGCAGCTTCTCGGACTACGAGAGCTATTATACCGGGCTGCGCCTGTCCTACGAAGAGACGGGCATACAGGAGTATGTCACAAACGCCGACACGTCGGAGGACGATACCGGTCTTGTGTACGATCTCGGCAAAAATCCCTTTATGCAGATCACCGACGCGACGGCCAGGGCGGCCATGATGCAAGAGCTGATCGACCGGCAATCCGGGCTGCGGTTTACTCCATACCGCATGACAGGGCCGCTCAATCCGCTATACGACCTCATGGACACGCTGATTTTCACCGGCAACCACGCGGAGGACTCCACCGCGCCGATCACGAGTATCACATATCGCATCGGCGGCGAAATGAGCCTATCGTGCGGCGGAGAAAACCCGGCATTGATGACTGCCGAGAGCAAAGAGAGCAAGGCGCTGGAGGGCATGAGCGCGAACAACAGCTACGGGGAAGACCTCTGGATGCTGATGGGCAATGCGCCGGTCGGCCAGAGCGTGACGATAGCAGCCGACACGGAAACGCTTGTGGGTGAAACCATGCTGTACGCAAAAGAAGCGAACAGTATGCTTCAGATCGCCTATACTGCGGCTTATAATCTCGAAAAAACGGCGCTTGTAACCGTACGCCTCGCGGTGGACACTGAAACCGCATTTACCGTATCTCAAAACCAGTTTACCGGGATCAACAAAATCACGGCGACAACCGGCTATCAATTCCACGGCACGGGCGGCCATTCCGTCCGGGCGTATCTGACAGTCTCAAAGGCAACTATTGACATTGGCGGCGGTGGCGTGCTTATGTCGCTGGATGTGACCGAAAACGGCCTGTATACGGCGGCGGACAAGGGCGTTTATGGGTTTAGTCAGGTGACGGCCACGGTTGATGATGCTATGGGCTTTTATTCCAGCCTTGTGGACGCGACCGAACGCCAGGAATCCGCGTCTTTTGTGTCGCTCTATCGTGATTTGAACGATTACGAGGCGACAATGGCCGTTTATGCGCTGGTCGAGCCGCAGCAAGCCACGAGCTACGATCAGCAGGTCATAACGGTGTCGGATGGTCGGGCCGAGTACATTGTTGCCGATTACAGCTACACAGGCAGCGCGTCGGCCATAGACAGCGGATATCTGAGTGAGTGCAGCATCCCGACAGACGACTATAGCCTGATGGTTTCCATAGCCACCAGCTATGACGAGGACTAAAAATGGCAACGTATCAAACTATAGCTGAGCTTTTGCAGAGCACTGACAACTTGCAGGTTATTCGCAACAACTCAAAAAATGATGACGGCACCGACACCGTGGCGGGCGTGAGCTGGTTTCAATTCAAGGGCAATGTTGCCAGCAATGTCTATGTCAACGGAAACGGCTGGATAAACTTCGGCGTCAACAGCGAGGGCGGCCTGAAAGTCAATCGCCGAGATCAGGCGTCGTGGTACGTGTGGCGCGAGGAAGGGAACATTCGCACATCGAGCAAGAAGTTCCTCCGCATCCGTTGGCGCGGGTATTCGTACTACGGGACAACAGCAGAAGCGAACCTGCTGGAATTTGACGTCGTTTTGTGCAGCACCGGCGATATCATCCTGAAAATCCACACATGGCCGACAGCAAATGCGGACGGCGTGAACCGGTTAGAGGCGGCGACGAATGTGCCGTTTACGCCGTCAGAGGCGGACAAAGAGTTCTCCTTCATCCATCAAGACGAATCCGGGAACAACTTCACGCTCGTTCCCGGAATTGTTGAGGTGCTGGAACCGTTTTATTGGCTGATTCAGGACGGCACCGGCGACACATACACGGTTGACATTGAAGACGGGGAGCAAGTTGCACGAAAGCTTACGGCCTCCACACTGACGGCGCAGCTTTTCCAGGACAACGGATTCGAGTTTGACATTGATCCTGCGGTTCTGGCAGGGATTGACCGCCCAAAACTCATGTGCTGGAATGCCAGCAAGCCGCGGACGATTCACGCGGCTGTGCGGGCGATCCCGGACGTCCAGCAGCCGCAGCTTATCGTTTTCCAGAACACAATAGCTCCGAATACCACGAAAGCTGTAACGATCACAGGCGACGAAAGCACGCTCTGGAACGTGAGCTTTGATGTGGGAACAACATGGTGGACGCACACGGGAAGCGCATGGGCGGAGGTTACGGTTGATGGTGTTGGTTGCACAAAAGCCGCTGTTGAGAGCATCCCGGCCGCAGACTGGGCACAAAAGGCCAGCGGAAACATTCAGTTCCGCTGCTGGATGCCAGTAGGCGGCTGGGTTTCGCTGATTCGGATTGATTTCTGAGGTGCAAATATGCTGACAAAAAATTTCAAAAACATGATGGCAATGGTTTTGCCGAGTGTTTCGGGCGGTCCTGGGTTGCTGCCGGTGAATGACATCGGCGGAACCGTGCGATATTTCGGCACGATTCAGGATTCGAGCTCCTTCCCCTATACCCGCACAAACGCATACACGGCGACCGCAACGGCGGTGGGCTGGACGTTTGGCAGCGGCACAACCCCGGCGACAGATGACGATTACGCGCTGGAAAGCCCCATTACAAGCGGGCTGAGCTGTTCATCGGCAAGCGCGCTTCGCAAGCTGGACTCGAACGGCTACCCTTACGTCACCTTTGCCATGACCGTCACAAATTCGAGCAATGCAGACATCACCATATCGGAGATCGGCTATAAGCAAAATATGTACTGCACAACCGCGCTTGAAGGCACGTCCTACGGGCGCTATGTTTTTCTGATCGACCGGACGGTGCTGACTACGCCAATCACGATACCGGCCGGGCAGTATGCCGTAGTCGAGTACACGTTAAAGACAATTCTGCCATCTGGAGAGTGATCGCATGGCAAACGAACAGCTTACAATCCAGCCGAACGACGCCCGTATGACCGTTATCGGCAAGAGCTGGCCGGATCAGGCTTCGGACAGCGGCGGCGGCGATTGGGACGATACATACAGCGGGACTTATTCCGGGCCGATACCGCGTACTGACCTGCCCGTCCGCATTGCCGTTACCACGCCGCCAAACAAAACAAGGTATAACGATTTAGAACAAATAGACTTGGCCGGAATAATAGTGCAAGCCTATAAATACGATGATTCCATCTGGACAAGTAACGACTATCCAGATGGAATTATTCCTATGTCTGAACTTGAAATTTCCCCGCGCGTTGCTATGATGGCATACGATAAGGTCACACTGTTTGAATTTGTTGAAAAAGACGGATGGACGGCAGAACCGTGGCCTATCAGCATGGATAATTTTATTCCAGCGACGTGGGGCCCGGGCATCACATCTGGCGAGTTTATAACGCAAGGAATATCGCCGTGGATGGCCAAACGTGAGTATTATCATTATGTTTTTGACCGTGCAAAAGTGGCGTGTCGAACACAAGATTTAATCGTCTTTTTGTCTGACGAACAAATGCCCAGAATTGTTGAAACATATATGACGACAGAAGATTCCGAAGAACCGGCAGGCTATAAGCCACAATACTCTTCTGAGGCAAACAGAATGACCGTAAATGGGAAAGATTACTTCTGTTTCGTATTTATTCACCGCGATTCAACAGATTATGTTAATGACGCAAAGATACCAGAAACAAGTGTTGGCCGGTATGTTTCTTATCGAAACTATATCGGTTGGATAAAATCGTATTACGGCAACGACGCTGACGTTTATAGCAATTATGATATTCGCGTTTTATGGCAAAGGCCAGGTGACGGCGCACGACTTGACACTTCTTTCACGATATATGCAAAACAGCCCGGAAATGGAGGAAGATAATGGCGACATACACTGAACATTACAACCTGAAAAAACCGGCGACCACCGATCAGGTGAACATCGAAGACCTGAACGGCAACGCTGACATTATCGACGCGGCACTGGCCGGGAAAGCCGAGGCCGCCGACGTGAGCGCCAAGTACACCAAACCGGCAACGGGCATCCCGGCGACTGACCTTGCCGCCGACGTACAGACCAGTCTCGGCAAGGCCGACACGGCCGTGCAGGCAACCGAAAAGGGCGCCACAAACGGCGTGGCGACGCTTGACGGCGCGGGCAAAGTCCCCGCCGCCCAGCTCCCGTCCTATGTGGATGACGTTATAGAGGGCTACTACTACAACGGCGCATTTTATAGCGATTCTGCCCACACGACACAGATCACACCAGAAACGGGGAAAATCTATGTCGATATCGACAGCAGCAAGTCATACCGGTACAGCGGATCAGCTTTTTACCGCATCGACGATATCACCGTGGACAGCGCGCCAACCGCTGGCAGTAGCAACCCGGTGTCCAGCGGAGGGACTTACTCGGCGCTGGCTGGCAAAGTAGACAAAGTGGCTGGCAAGGGGCTGTCAACCAATGATTACACAACAGCGGATAAGGAAAAACTCGCTGGCATTGAGGCTGGCGCTCAGGCAAACGTCAATTCCGACTGGAACGCAAGCAGCGGGGACGCACAAATCCTTAACAAGCCGCAAAACCTTGTGTCTGACGCAAACTATGTCCACACAGACAACAATTACACAAATGCGGACAAGCAGGTTCTCGCAGCAAAATACGAGAAGCCCGCGGGCGGCATCCCGGCCAGCGATATGGCGGAAAATGTGCAGGATAGCCTTGACAAAGCAGAAACGGCATTGCAGGCATCGGATGTAGACGCGACACTCGACGGTACGAGCGAGAACCCTGTGCAAAACAAGGTTATCAAGGCCGCACTCGACGATATCATTGGAAGCGTAGTCCCCTATTTCGACGGATCGACCGGCGAATACACGAACGAGAGCATTTCCCGCTGGCTGAGCATCAAACGCGACGGCCTGGCCTACGGCGTGCAGATCCCAAAATCTACCGCCACGGCCATGACAAAGCTGGGCGCCAATGCCTCCATAGAGCGGCCCACGCTCGCGATCGGCAGCACGCCGGGCGCTGACCCGTACATCGGAAAGAGCCCGTTTTTCTGGATGGAAGTGAACGCCTATATTGACCCTGACGGCACGGCGCATGTCACAGCCATTAAAGGCGACGAAAATTTCAGCCGGCACAATCAGACCTGGATCTTGACGCCTGTGCTGTATGAGCACATCGAGAGCGACGAAAATTATATATATCACTACATCAGCGACACCAAGCTGAGTGGGTACACCGTCCAGCCGTCCGGCAAGCTGCCGAACGGGAACCTCCGGCCGTTTATGCTCTATGCCAAGTATGCCCTGGGCTATCAGTCCGGCGGCATAGGCGCAGGCTACGCGAACACGATAACGGGCCTGCAGCCGTGGTGTTATGACAGCACGAAATACAATGTATTCCCGTCGCATAACGGCTTGATCTCCATATTCAAGACGGCGGAAACAGGCTACAGCGGCCGAGACACGACCGACGATTGGTATTTATCGACCATGTTTGCCATGAAGTACGCCACCAAAAACAGCCAGACGTATTTCAAGCAGTGCAACAGCTATTATTATAGCTACAATGTCACAGTGGCAGAGACCGACGCCCAGCGCGTGATTATCAGCAAGGCCAACGCCGCCAACCTGGTTCTGGGCTCGGCTGTTTCCGTCGGCGCTAACCGAAACCGTCCATCATACAAGATCGTGAGTATCGAGGAGTACGACAGCAGCAACAGCGCCGTCAACCTGGACATGGGCGCGGAAGCGATCACGACAGACACCGCGCAGCAGCTCCACACACAGCCGTGGCACACCGGTGCCTGCGACATGCTGGAGACAGACGGCGCAGCCGGCAGCGGCGACAAATACCCTGCTATGCTGCAGGGCATCGAGTTCGGCCTCGGCATGTATGAGACAATGGGGAACGTCATCATCAAGAGCGACGGTTCGACCGGTTGGAAAGTGCACATAAACAAAGACAGCCAAAAAGAAGCGACAACCCTCACCGCCGACTACACCGACACCGGCCTGACACTGTACGCCAACACCGCCGACAGCTGGAAATATGGCCTGTATCTGGAAGAGGCCGAGGGGATGTTTGTCCCGCAAGGCAGCACCGGCAGCACAAGCGCCGGCCTATGTGATGGACAATACACTAATAAGCTATCAACAGCCGGCGAGCGTGAGTGGCTGGCCCTCGGCTACCTGGGCGGCGGCGGCAGTGCCGGCTTGCGCTGCTTGTACGCGTACGGCGGGCTGGGCGCCGCCGGCTGGAGCTTCGGCTCCCGCGCCTCTGCAAATGGGCGTAGGGGGTGAATTGCCGCCCCAAAGGCGGCAAGA